AATCTCCGGATAGTGCTGGTTTGTTCGTTGTGTCAAAGTCAAAAGAAAGATTAGAATCAGTAGGTGCATCTGTACCAGAGCTATCTGATTCTGTAAATATACTGTCAGCACCCACATTTGTGGATCCGTCTGACCATGAACAAAGGCTGGCGTAATCGGAAGGACCGGTTGTTTCTCTAACGGCATCAATCGCACTGGTCTCGGGGTTGTAGCTGGTGTCGTCGCCCATGCCCGCTCCAGTGGGTGGGTAAATTACTTCTGGTTTTTTGATTTCGACGCCGCCGCCAATCACCTTTGAATAAACCGCTGTACGAACCTCAGCGTTAGAGCCATCGAGCTCAGCAACCGTTACATAACAGCTAATAATTTTGCCCTCATCTGTAGGGAGAAGTGTTTTTACTTTCTGTTGACCGGCAGGTGCTGCCTCGGGTGCGCTATCCGCATACCACTGGTACGCATATTCCTGGGGTGCGGTGCCGCCAACAATGTTTACCGCGCTGGCTGTCAGTTCTTTACCGACTTGATTGCCTTGCTCTGTTCCATCGTCAGTAATTAACGCTTCAAATGTGATTGCATCTGCAGGTCGGTCCAGGATTGTGATCTCGTTAGATGCCTCTGACAGCAAGTCAGTGTTGCGGTCATCGCGGAATAGTTGCTTAGCTGTAATTTCTACGCCGATATTGCCAGCTGAAATTGAATAAAGCGTTCCCGTGCCGTCAGCAACGCCGTCCTTAAACCACTGGGTTTCAACAATCGCGGGGTTGATGCCGTTGAGTACGGTGGCGTTACTCACCACATAGAGGGTGTTGCCTGCATAGGCTCCGTCAAGACCTTCGCCAACAACCGCAATTACAGGTGCGGTGTTATTGGTCGGCGGAACGTAGCTGTCAATAATTGTCCAGCTGTCTTGATCGCTCTGCTGTGTTCCGTCTGAGAAGGAAACCGTTGCTGTAACGGTGTATTCCCCTTCAATATCAGCCACAATCGTGCTGCCGGTTCCTGTCTTGGCTCCGGTCCACGCATAGGTTGCCTCGACAACAGTGCCATCAGCCTCAAGACCCCTACCCCCAATGGCGGTCAAGGTTGAGTTTGGTTCAGTGCCATTGCTAGAGACGATCTGCACCGGGCCTTGCGTGTTGCCGCCACTGCCCCCACCGCCAATCGGTGTCCAGCTCGGGTTGTCGGGATCAGAGCAATCGTTCCAAATGTTGATTGTTGGTGGGCAATCACCGGTGTCAATCCAGATGTCTCCCAAACTTGGGCTATCGGGATCGTCAGGGGATGCGATAAACGCTGGCATATCCCCAAGCTTTTCAAAATCAGCCGGTGACATCAGACCCGCGTTGGTCTTATCTACTAGAGGAATCTCTGCGTCATCACCTGCGGTATTTGTAATCGTGCCCTTATCTGCGGCGGCCGTGTAATCAAGGTCAGCAACATTGACCGGCACCCACTCGCTGCCATTCCAGACCAGCAGAAAATCGCCGTCCCAGAAAAGGTCGCCCGTCTCATTGTTGTCACTGGGGGGCGTATCGCCTGATGCAACCCTGCCGCCAATTTCAAAAACGTTGTCGCCTGTGTCTTTGCTGTATAACTTCCGGTCGGCAAGGTTGATTGCCAACTCACTAACAGCCAAGTCACCTGCAGCAGGTTGCTTCCCTGCGACTGTGGAGCTTTTAATCTTGATTGTGGTGGCCATAGCGCTATTCAGCGGAGCTACGCTCATTCGAGCGGTAGTCACATGCTAAGACCTAGCCGAGTTAAGTCTTAGAAGTCGCCACCTTCGATCACTTGGTCGTTGACCCACATCCCCGAAGTGCCGTCATAAGCAAGCCGTTGACCTGCCTGCAATGCGTTCCCGCCCGGATCGGCAATAGTGACATCTAGCAGGTCGTTCAAATACTGCGTGCTGCCACCACCACCGCCGCCGCCATTTGTTGCAGCCGCATCAATGTGAATCCAGCCCTGTGACTCACTAACGCACAACGCCCAGTCACCTGGGGTAAAAGTGTCGCTGGCAATGTCTAGTTGATCCATATTGCTACCGCCGACCTGACAAACTAAATAACCACCACCAAGCGCATCACTAGGTGCGGGCACGGTAGACCCAGCAGTTAGTCCTGCTGACTGTCCAAAGTCCGTGACCACAACCACAGTATTTGTGTCGGCATTAAACGTTCCCATCCATCGCAGGTTGTTGGCTTGCAACGCACCGAAGCCGATTGGTAGCCATTGGTTTCCAGCAGAACCTCGGGCGTAAATCCTCAGTTGTGCGGTACTTGGCTGATACCACATTTCCCCCAAGTACTCTGCAACCCCTGGGTTGCCTTCTTGCATATAACAAGTGGCGTAGTCAGCAAGCTGCTCTTTTTCAACCGCGCCGTCTGCAATGCTGCCAGGTTGAACCTGGCCGGATGTGATCTGGCTGTAATCAAGGTCGCCAATATCATCAGAACTAAGGGTTGAGAACCCCTGTTGAACCAGACCGTTATCTGAAACCTGAACTTTTAGATACGTTCCTGCTCCAGGGCTCACAGTGTTGCTGATGATCAGCTCACCCGAACCGTCAACACTTAGATCGGGTCCGGGCAATACTGCCCCTGGAGTTGTGTCTGTCGCAAGCGGTAGGTCTGCTGGTTCAATCGGACCGCCGCTGGTGATCAGACCGTTGCTGTCATAAGTAACGACACTTCGGCTGCTTTGCTCATCGACTGAATTGTCGATCGTTAATGAGCCTGTCCCGTCAACAGCTAAGCCATCACCGGGCACAATCGTGCCAGGGTTGGCGTCGGTAGCGACAGGTAGATCAGTGCTGACGATCTGCCGTTGTGTGATGGTTCCACTACTACCTGTGGGACCGGCGACGAAAGCGCGGGGCTCATCTGTGAGGCCATAAAGCGCTGAGAGCGTTACTTCGTCACCGTCTTGACTTGATAGAAGCTGAATGTTTCGTGGACTATTAAACGCACCAACACCATTGATGCTGTTGACAGCCTTAAAGCCGACCCAAGCGGTGCCGTCCCAGACATAGGCGTAGCCGGTTGTTGTGTTTAGGAGGGCCTGACCAACAAATTCACCTGCCCCTGGGGCAGACGGATCCACCACCCAAGTGCTTTCATCACCCAGTTTCTCAGCGGTAACTGCACCGTCGACGATATTGTCAGACTCAATTTCGAGCGTGATAGAAGTGAAGTCGATCTTCTGTCCATCAATCGAACCGTCAGGCAGTTTGCTGACTGCGCCTAGTACATAGTTCTCAGTACTAATTTTCTTGGTCTCCGCAGAGCCCAAAGAAACAACTGCTATGACATCCTTTGCGGCTAGCGCTGACTGGGACAGCTCTGGCAGCCCCGAAATGGAAGAAGCAGGCATGGCCTGAGACGCTGTGGTATTGCTCCTAGTCTATGCTTTGTTCCAAAAGGATTTCAGAGTCATCTTCCTGCAGCAGGAAGCCGAGATCTTCCTTGAGAAGCTCGTAAGCAGGCGTCCCAATGCCGAATTTAAAGGGGCCGGTGGTTACAAATCTGACCGTAGAACGAATGACATCTTCTGTTTGAACCTGGAAGCTGGCTCCTGTGATGATGCAGTGCGCTTCCTGCCATACCGAAGGCAGGTCTGGCTCACAAGACTTGTTGAGAAAGAAAGTTCCTAAAAAGTCAGCTCCATACGTGACGCGCTGCGCCAACTCCAATAGGTAGTGAGAAATCTCAGCGGTTTCGTTAGAAGCGTTCTTTTGACAAAGCTTGTGGAAGTTGTAGTCCCATAGGCATTCAACTTCCCCTTGACCGCTGATTAAACCTCGCGTGTACTTGTCCCGGAACTCTTCACCAAGTGCTGTGCAGTCCACAGTCTCACGTTCAGTTGTGAACTGATAACTGACTACATTTGCAAGGCAACTCGTAGGGCCATTGGCTGGGATGACCTGCACGTTTTGATTGCTGGTCGGTAGCACTAAGGAATACCGCTTGCTCTTGTTGTTATTGATCGCGTCTTCAAAGTTTGGATAGGCCGCAATGTTGCCAATGGGGTCAACGTTTGCGTAAAACTCAACAACGCTTGAGGTAG